CTCCGTTTTATTAGAGATGCTCATCTGCGGAACTAGGCGGACTTTCGTCCGCCATTTACCACTAAGAGCGTTTCCAGCGTGTCCTGAAGAACTTACGTTCGTAGGGACATTCTCGGCATGACTGCCGAGCCACTGATCGTCCTTTCGACGCCGGTGGTTATGGAATCGCCTTAGCTTATACGCGTAGAGCGCGTCCTCTCGCGCCGACGAAATCGTCGGTGCGAAGGTGAGAACCGTACAGCGGTAACCGTGGTTCTCATCGAGCGAAAATTCGCTGAGGGGTCGCAGGAACCCGTCATCTCCATCGATACCGAAAGGGATTCGAGGGAAAGGACGAAGCGGATACGAATTTCTAAGTACCCGCAGTGCAGGCTTCAAAAGGGAAAGAACATCTTCCCCCAATGTCGCCGACGCACGGATTCCAAACCGAACAAGTCGGTTGTATGCGCGTATAATTTCAGAAGGATGAGAAAGACTTTCCTTCTGGTAGGGGGGCGTAACTTCTAGAGCCCGGTGGTAGTGCTTACCACAGGATTCAAAGAAGTTACCGTCCCGGAACGACTTTTTCGCATTCACTTCGAAGCCACAAAAGGTAAGTATTTCTACTACCTGATCGTAGCAGCGACGTGGTACGATTATATCGTCACCGTAGACGGTCACCCCCTCTACCTCCCGCCGATCCTTTCGATCGACAAACCCTTCAACTGAGCTCGCAAGAGCCCAGAATATAAGGGTTTCCAGCTCGAAGCAAAAGGCGTTGCCCATTGACGCGAACTTTTCAGTTCGGATCCATTCGCCATTGACTTGCGTCATAGGAGAGCGGATCGAGTCAAGGAACAGCGCCCAGTCGAGCGGGAGGAGATGGTAAACAAGCTCCGTAGATATGGTGTCGGACGCAGCGCTCAAATCGAGCGTCGACAACCCGCGTGAATACGCATCCTGCGCACCACGCTGGTTGATGGCCTGGTCGGCCAGATCGACACCAAACCGCTTAAGCCTTCTACGTAAATAACTGTGGACGCCTTGCTGGAGAAATGAATTTCCAGTAGGTTCCGCAGCTATCACGCGGTCGGTTTTAGCGGATTTCGGGACACAGAGGAGCCGCGAGCCGTTCACGATAGGGAAAACCCTCGCGTGATCGACAATGGAGGCAGGTCCCTCGGGTAAGACTCCGAGGAAACACGCACTCCAATGCGGATCCGATTGAACGACCGCCATTACAAGCGGTCGGGCAGACTGTGTACACGAAATGACTTGCGAGATCTTTTTGTCTGGCGTAGCCTCACTACGACGTAAGTCGTAGGTAGCACCAGGTCCCCACTTGCAATCAGCGAGCACAGTAGATAAACGAAGGGTACCAAGCACAGCGGCTATTTTACGTTGCGCTCTAAAAAGAGCAGTTTCAACGCGACCCGTAAAAGGTCGGAGCCGATATGCACGGAATTTATCGTTCGTCTGCTTGCACGTCTGTTCGGCAGATCTCCATTTGCCGATCGCAACAGCCTCGGTATCAATTGACGTCTTCAAAAACTTTGCCTTTGAAAGGTATTCAGTTATGAAGTAGTCAAGAAGATACTGCGACGTGTTGTTGTTTGCAGGATCGACTGGCGGAAGAGTTACCAATTCCGCCTGGTTGTATTTAAAACACAACCAGATCGACAAGGCCCTAGGGGTATCGATTGATTCACAGAGAGCGAGCACGGCTCGCTCAAACACATCACTGTGTCTGCGTTTCAATTGGTTCTCCTTTAGATCAGGTGGTAGGCGAACCTTCGGGACCGGCATAACTGCCGGGCCCGAAAGCTGTGATGTCCGACTAGTATCTCTACTAGAAGGGCATCAACAGAGTCTCGACGAGCGCGATCATTTGCGATTCGGCGAGAAGGTTCGCTGCCATCTTCCGCAGATCCTTACGGTTCTGCAGAACACTGCGCTCCGGGACTACGAACTCGATGAAAACTCGAGGAACGTAGGCCACGGTAGGAGCCGGCGGAATTCCCGACACGGTGTTCGTGCCGAGGGTTTCCAGAACCGGCTCATGCAGTCCGATCTTGCAGCGATAGGTGCGTCCAGCCGAGGATTGGCCGGCCTGCGCAATGGGGGGACGTTTCAGCTCTGCTGAAATCTTCCAGAACCCATTGGGCGTGGCTTGGGACTGATCCTCGAACCAGAACACCTTCGATGCGTCCGGGCCGATGGGGACAAACGTATGGTTTACAGGGGTCGCCTGTGCGTCCGCAAGGACGATGTTACTGGCAGCCAAGTAGGCCTCCATGAAATACTCGCCATCACTGGCGAGAGGTTAACCCTAGAGCAACATGCCCTAGAGCTGTCTCCTACCGAGGCCGCTTGATGGTTCCACCACCACCCCCACCAGTACCTTTGGGGGCGTCATCAAGAAGTTGGCGTAGGAGAGCCGCAGAAGTGATAAGATTATCACTACTGAGGTCGACCTTGAAAGAAGGTCGCCAAGGGAAGGGATATGACCCTAGTACGGTACGCTGGAATTGAAGGTACTTGTTCCAGGCTTTCATACCGTCTAGCTTGTCTATGGTACCGTCAAAAGCCGTGGACGAGTGTCCACTAATGGTCTCGACGGTCTCACAGGCGAAGATCTCCGACGTATAGCCACGTACGAACTGCGACCCATAAAGCATCGCAGTCTCTACGTTTCTAAGGTAGGAGCCTACGTCATATACCCAATCGACAACAAAGGAATAGGGAATGAGCTCCCAACCGATCGAGATCGGATTCAGAGACGTAAACCGCGCAAGATCAAACGCGGTCGGCGGCATCTTCATCCAGATAGCGAATCGGCAGCGAGACTCACCTTCCATAGCCCTTTTGGCGTTGCAATTAACGCCGTCGATGGCACGAAGCACAAGCTTTGTGCTCTTCAAGGGCATCTTCGCGCTCGCCGTGTACTTCTGGAGAGCGTTCATGTGCATGCGGATCGACTCGTTAGCGATACCAAAAATATCGTTTAACAGGGGCGACCAGCCGTACTTGAACTGAAGATACCCATTAGCAACATCCTTCGTAGAACCTAGACGATGTTTGTAACCGCCCTTCGGCCGCTGAGATCGTGCAAAGTTTAGGAGCTTTGCAGTACTCTTGAGCATCCGTTTGGTCTGACGCGCCTCAAACACTGAGACGCTAAGGTCTAGGCCACCCCGCACCTTTTCGTTCAAACGATCAAGTGCGAGATTACGAACGGTGTTCCGGTCCCAGTCAGCAAACAGTCCCGAAACCACGGGGTCATCGATGTTAACACCAGTGTTACCATACGATTTCATCCATGGGTTCGGGGGGACAGTCCTGATGATAGTATGACACGGCACCTCAGGATTCTCATCGTTATTGAAGGCTTCGCGATGTATAATCACGTAGCTCCAAGTAGCGGGGAGTTTCTTAAAGTACGGGTCATTTCGCACCATGGCACCACCGGAGACCTCCTCAGTAAACTGAGTGGGCCTCGTAACTAAGGTGGAGCCATTAGCGAACATCTTCATGAGCTGTCCGGAGTACTGTTTGATCCTGGTTTTCACCGGTCACCTGTCGGCAGTTAAGTTACACGAAGAACCGCCGGTAGAGGACAAAGCCAATCAGCGTGCAGCCCAAGCTCGACGTCAAAGCGACGAAGAGCAAGGAACTCCACACCAGTAGGCGATCTCCTCGCACCTGCAGAACTGAATGCTTCCTAAAGCCTTCAGGCAAGCCACTGGCTTCCTTGGATGCCAGTAAAGCGCCCGCTCCGTCCACAGGGGATTTCCTCGAATTGAGGAAGTGGTCAACTGCGGCAATGTGAGCTTCGACTTCGGAAGTGCTGAGAGTGGATCGACGAGTCATCGCCGTCACTGCAGATATTCTCTGCAGAACGCGACGATGATTTCGAAGATCTTCATCAGGCTCTCGAGCAGAGGCACAACAATGTCCAACAGTTGTTCCATTATATCTCCCTTGTGGTTACTTACGCACGAGGAGTTCCACGAGAATGGACCATACAGGTCGATACTCGGGCAGCAGCCCTCCGGTGTCAATATCCTTTGAAAAGGTACTGATCACCAGATGGTAGCGTCCGAGTCTCAAACTGAAGGTCTTATTCACGGGTCGTCCTCTTGAGTAAGGTGGAGCGG